CGACTGGCTGAAGTTTCAGTCTGATTGTAAGCGAGATAGAGATAAGGAAGAGCGTCTAAGGATAGCCAAAAGGCGTAATACGATTAAATTATTAGTTCAATTTATTACTGTCATAGGCATAGCAGCGGCAGTAATACCCGTAATAATCTATGCAATTATGTTTATGGTGGAGAGATAATGGCAACGGCTAAAGAGGTTTTAATTCGTTTGGAAGGTCACGAGAAAGAATGCACTGTTCGATACAGGAACATTGAAAAGCGCCTTGACGAAGGCAGTAAGCGGTTTGCCAAAGCAGAGGTGATGCTGTGGGGTATGTACCCCTTAATATTAGGATCTGTTTTTCTTGATAAGATGGTTATATGAGTATATTTAGCGCACTGATAAATCCAGTTGCAGGTTTAGCTAAGAGCTACCTGTCTAACAAGGCCGAAGAGAAGCAAGCCAAGCACCTGGCAAAGATGTCAGTTATACAGAATGACGCTGACTGGGAAAGCAAGATGGCCGACGCCTCAAGCAACTCCTGGAAGGACGAGTTCTGGACTATTGTTCTATCAATCCCCGTCTTTATGGTTGGCTACGCTATAGCGGCAAACGATGTATCAGTGATTGACCGGGTTGCTACCGGGTTCGAGGCGCTAGAAAAGCTGCCTGAGTGGTATCAGTACCTATTGTTCATTGCGATAAGCTCCAGTTTTGGTGTTCGCGGTGCTAGTAAAATTATGGAGATGCGCGGTAAGTAACCGAGCCTCACTGTTCTGCAAAGGAATTACAAATGGCATATGTAAGTATAGATATTCCGGCAGGTATCTTTAAACACGGCACTGACTTAGATTCAGTTGGCCGGTGGAGAGATGCTAACCTTGTAAGGTGGCAAAATGGGTCGGTCCGTCCTGTTGGCGGCTGGACTTCTCGCGTTGACGACGCTTTTACATACGCTCCACGAGGCGCTATTACCTGGACTGACAACAGCTCTGACGCTCACATTGCCGCAGGAACCTATGAAAAGCTGTATCACATCAACAAGGTCGGAACCGTAGTCGATATCACCCCCGCTGGCTTTACGGCTGGTGAGCTTGACGCGGATCAGAACCTTGGCTTTGGCGGTTCATTCTACGGGACCGCAGTCTACAGCAGAGAGCGCCCTAGTGACGGCGTCCCAGAGGAGGCCACTACCTGGTCAATGGACACTTGGGGTCAATACCTAGTAGCCTGCTCATCAACAGACGGCAAGATATACGAGTGGCAGTTGGACACCAACGCTAACGCTGCAGCGATCACTAACGCACCGACAGGCAACGGCGGTATAGTCGTAACAGAGGAGCGCTTTATATTCGCCCTTGGAGCAGGAGGCAACCCGCGACTTGTTCAGTGGTGCGACCGAGAGGACAATACAGATTGGACGCCAACCGCAATTAACCAGGCCGGCGACCTTGAGCTGCAGACATCTGGCGAGATCATGTGCGGGATTAGAGTACGCGGCAGGACATTAATCCTGACCACTCTTGATGCGCACGTTGCAACCTACAATGGACCGCCAACTGTTTACGGATTTGAGCGTATTGGTACGTCATGTGGAACAATCTCTCGAATGACTGCCGTTGCAGTGGACGAGGGGGCCTTCTGGATGGGTTCTAAGGGCTTCTTTACCTACAATGGTTCATCTGTCCAGGAGATGCAATGCGACGTCTTAGATCACGTTTTTAAGGATATAAACAGCGGCCAGAAGAGCAAGGCATTTGCCGTTAACAACTCGCAATTTGGTGAGATATGGTGGTTTTATCCTAGCGCTAGTTCGCTGGAAAATAACCGCTATGTTGTTTTTGATTACAAAGAGAATCACTGGAACATCGGAGAGCTGGATCGAAGCTCTGCAGTTGATGCCGGCGTATTCTCAACCCCGATCATGTTTGACTCGTCTGGTAGCGTTTACAACCATGAGACTGGATACTCTCACGGCAGCAGCGAGACATTCTTGGAGAGCGGTCCAATATCAATTGGCGCTGGCGATCAGATTGCCAAGGTCAACGAGATTATCCCTGATGAGCTTAACCAGGGCGACGTCACACTGACATTTAAGACGCGATTCTATCCAAATGACGCTGAGATCAGTCACGGTCCGTTTACGCTCGTTAACCCAACAGGCGCTAGATTTAGCGGTCGCCAGGTCAGGATGAGAATTAACGGATCTGAACTGAAGGATTGGCGTGCGGGCAATATGAGGCTAAACGTAATGCCTGGTGGTAATCGATGAGTCTGTCTGAGAATCCACCGCCACCACTAGGCCCAGACTGGAAGCCCTGGGGCGAGCGGTTGGCTAGTTTTTTGTCGAGGACTAAGTCAAAGCTGGCGTACTATATTGCTGGCGAGTCGGCGTCTGAGGATGGCGTGATACTGTGGGATCGTACAGGATATCCAGTAATTTCCAAAAATGGCGAGTATCGTCAAATTGTATTGGCTGACGGTTATGGTGAGTTTTCAGCGGATAGCTCCATTACTGCGGCGTCGGCAGACACTGCGTACAATATATCGTTTACGTCGGTAAGCGCTAATGGTGGATTAAGCATTGATCCCAGCGATAATACAAAAATTAGGTTTGCTGAAGCGGGGGTGTATTCTATTGCGGGACATCTGCAGCTTAAATCGTCAAGCGGATCAACGAAGACAGCATATTATTGGGTAGCTGTTAATGGGACTAACCTGGACCACTCAGAAAGGGTTACGGTGCACGCGAACAATCAATTTATTGTCTTGGCTATTAGTGATCAAATTGAGGTAACTGCAGGCTCTTATATGCAGGCAAGGTTTGCGGTTAGTGATACCGATTTATGGCTTGATGGGTCTGCCGCAACATCTTTTGCTCCAGCGTCCAAGCCAATTGACCTTACGATAACCAGAAGCCGTCAATAAATGATATAATCGGGCGCTACTACAGGGGGATGTATGTCAGATTTAGATAAAGAGCTAGAACGGTGTGAGAAGTGGATAAAGGCGGCCCTGGAATACAGTGGAGGGACGCATGATTACGAGGACATTGTTGAGTCTATAAAAATAGGGTATATGCAGTTTTGGCCGGCAGAGAATGGCTGCGCTGTAACAGAGATTATATCCTTCCCCAGGAAGAAGGTTCTGCACATATTCCTGGCAGGTGGCGAAAAGAATCAAATTGTTGACATGGATGAGTCGGCGGTAGAGTTTGCAAGACAGCAAGGATGCACGGGCATGACTGTTGCTGGCCGTAGAGGTTGGGCAAGGGTCTTATTAAGCAAAGGGTGGACCGAGGCGTTCACGACACTTAGCAAGGATATATGATATGAGCGGTGGCAAGGGCGGTGGTCAATCCACAAGAACAGAAATACCAAAGTGGGCCGAGGAAGCAACAAAGCGGAATCTAGCGCGAGCTGAAGAGGTCCAGAAGATTGGCTACATGCCATACTATGGCCCAGACGTTGCTGGATTTACTCCTACTCAGCAAGACGCAATGGCAAATAACCTAGCCGCTGCATCTGCATTTGGAATGGCCGCGCCAAGTGATCCTATGGCTGGCATGCCGCAAGCTCAAGACTTTGGTGGTGGTATGTCTGGATACAGCTCTGGCGGGTTGTTCGACCAGGCTGTTGCTGAATTTGAGAGAAGAAAGCCTGCCTACGCAAAAGAATACAATGAGCTGTTTGCTGGCGAAAATACTTACCAGAACCCGTTACTGGATTTCGATTTCGGCGATTACTTTGCCCCGATTAATTTTGGCGGGCCTACTGGTTTATCAGCTCCTCAGTCTCGACCCTCACTTCGAGATGGACGAGTTAGCACTCCTACGCCTCGACCCTCACTTCGAGATGGACGAGTTAGCACTCCTACGCCTCCAGGTATGCCAAATTTTTCGCCTGAGTTTAATACTTCTCCGGTGATAAATTTGCCTCCTGAAGTAGCAATGGCTCCTCCAATGGCGCTACCTTCACAGCTATCTATGGCTCCCCCTGCTGTTTCATTACCTCCGCAGGGAGCAATGACGCCCCCTCAGGCGCCGTTAGACATGATGCCACCAATGCAAATGCCTATTATGGGCTCAAATTTAATGGATTTGCCTATTCCGCAAATGGAGGCCCCAATGCCAACCCTCAATTATCAGCCGGCAGCACCAAAGGCTAATATTGACGATAGGATGAAGAAGATGCGCACTACTAGGAGAATGAAATAATGGCTTCAGGTAACGGTATTCCACAGCAGGTAGGCATGGCTGGACCGCAAAGACTGCAGCCTGGGCCACAGTCTGAAACTAGGCTGGTGGCTGATCGCGAACCATGGCGGGCAGCCGAAGTTATGCCGCAAGGGCCGGATTCTGCCGGACGGCCTGGTGGTGGCGGCAAAGCCGGCGGTCGCGCACAGCAGCAACAGCCAGCCCCGCAAGCCCCGCAAGCCCCGCAAGCTCCAAACATTAATCAAAGTGCCGCGCAGGGCATTCAGGGAGCTATAGCTGGCGCTGGTAGAGAGATGAACTATCAGCCCATGAACGTCGGGCCTACTGGCTACAATGCCGCTCAGGGAGGCGCTACTGGTTACGGTGCAGCTCAGGCTGGCGCGTCTGGCTTTCAGGGTGCTGATGTTCGGTCTACTGGTTACGGTGCAGCTCAGGCTGGCGCAACCGGATTTCAGGGCGCTGATGTTCGGTCTACTGGTTATGGAGCAAGAGAAGCTGGCGCAACTGGCTTTCAGGGTGCTGGCGTAGGCGCTACTGGCTACGGCGCAGCTCAAGCTGGATCTCAAGGCTATGGCGCAACAGGTGCTGGTGCTCAGGGTTACGGAGCAACAAACACTGGCGCAACTGGCTTTCAGGGCGCTGGCGTAAATGCTACTGGTTACGGCGCATCGCAAGCTGGATCTCAGGGCTACAATGCAACGGGCGCTGGAGCTCAGGGTTATGGCGCGGAGCGAGCAGGAGCACAAGGTTTCCAAGCTGCCGGTTTGGGCGCCCAAGGTTATGGCGCGGAAAGGGCTGGAGCTACTGGCTTCGGTGCTGCTGATATTGGGTCTCAAGGTTACGGGGCTGAAAGAGTAGGCGCAACTGGATTTACTGGTGCTGGGCTATCTTCTCGCGGCTATGATGCAGCTCGAACTGGCGCAACTGGATTTGGCGCAGAAAGGCTGTCTGGCGCCCCTACGGTGTCATCAAGAGACGTTACTGCAGGTCAGCTAGCAAGCACCGACCTGAGCCAATACTATAATCCATACGAGAGCCAAGTAGTCCAATCTACATTGTCAGACCTTGATCGAGCAAGACAGATCTCGATGGGTCAGGCTGGCGCACAAGCAAGCGCCGCAGGAGCATTTGGCGGCTCTCGACAGGCCCTGATGGAAGCTGAGACTAACCGAGCATTTGCCGAGCAAGCAGCACGATCTGCCGGTCAACTGCGCCAGGCTGGGTTCACTCAAGCTCAGGGTATGGCTCAACAGGACATTGCTGGAAGAATGCAGGCAGGCCTTGCTAATCAGCAAGCTGGCTTACAAGCTGGAACTACAAGCGCTAACTTGGCTCAACAAGCGGCACTGGCTAATCAATCTGCCGGGATGCGTGCTAGCGAGTTCGGCGCATCTGCAGCTAACCAAGCTGCCCTTGCTAATCAGGCGGCACAGAACCAGGCTCGTCAGTTTGGCGCTCAAGCCTCTAATGTTGCTGGCGCTCAAGTATCAGCTCAACAGCAAGCTGCAAGACAATTTGGGGCATCTGCCGCGAATCAGGCAGCACTAGCCAACCAAGCGGCGGCTAACCAGGCAAGTCAATTCGGCGCTCAGGCTTCCAACGTAGCAGGGGCTCAGAGATCCGCACAACAGCAGGCTGCCTCACAATTTGGGGCTTCTGCGTTTAACCAAGCGGCTTTGGCTAATCAAGCGGCACAGAATCAAGCTCGTCAATTTAGCGCTCAAGCATCCAATGTTGCGGGGGCTCAAGTTTCTTCCCAGCAGCAGGCGGCAAGTCAATTTGGCGCCTTAGCAGCGAATCAGGCAGCATTAGCGAACCAGGCAGCAGCTAATCAGGCAAGTCAATTTGGAGCTCAAGCTGGTAATGTTGCTGGGCTTCAGAATGCTGCCCAATCAACTGCTGCTTCTCAATTTGGAGCGTCGGCGGCTAATCAAGCGGCTTTGGCTAACCAGGCGGCTGCAAATCAGGCATCGCAATTCGGTGCAGCGGCTCAGAACCAAGCGGCATCTCAGGTGTCGGCACAGCAACAAGCGGCATCACAGTTTGGCGCATCAGCGGCTAATCAGGCTGCGCTCGCTAATCAAGCTGCCGCAAATCAAGCTGCTCAGTTCGGCGCTCAGTCGGGCAATGTTGCTGCGCTTCAGAATGCTGCTCAGGCAACTGCTGCGTCTCAGTTCGGCGCATCTGCCGCAAATCAGGCCGCATTAGCGAATCAGGCTGCCCTTAATCAAGCCGGTCAGTTTGGCGCTGCAGCTCAGAATCAGGCCGCAGCTCAGGCATCTGCCCAACAGAAAGCCGCATCTCAGTTTGGGGCATCTGCAGCTAACACTGCCGCTCTTGCTAACCAAGCCGCAGTTAACCAAGCGTCTCAGTTTGGCGCAGGGGCTCAGAACCAAGCTGCTGCACAGTTTGCTGCTCAACAACAAGCTGCGTCGCAGTTTGGCGCTCAGGCTGCTAATACCGCTGCCCTGGCTAACCAAGGCGCAAGTAATCAGGCGTCACAGTTCGGCGCTGGCGCTA